CAAAAGAGTCGAGAAACTTAATCTGCTAAAGGCACTCCAACAGGCGGAACGCGACGCCGACCCGTTAGAGCTACCGGCGGTCTTTCACAGGCGCAACCGCGAGCCGTGGATGGTCACTATGCGGATGGAGACATGGCTAACGATGTACCGGCTGTTTTTAGAGGGCTTAGAGGATGACAAGAGATAGCTTTGTATTTTACAGATCATTTTTGGACGGGTTAAACGCGATCCCAAAAAAAGACCGATTAGCGTGCTATGAGGCGATAGTTAACTATGCGCTTAACGGCGATGAGCTAAAAGATGGGGTTGCCGCAGGCGTCCTTAATCTGGTTAAGCCGATCATTGACGCAAACGCAAGGAAAGCCGAAGCAGGACGCAAGGGCGGTTTAGCAAGGGCAAGCAAAGCTGAAGCAAGCTCAAGCAAAGAGCAAGCAAATTTAAGCAAAGCTGAAGCAAACTCAAGCAAAGTCAAGCTAAATAGTAAAGAGGAAATAGTAAATAGTAAAGAAGAAAAGAAAAACATAGAAAAAGAAAAGCCCTTGCGGGCCGTCTTTCAAAAACCAACCGTCGATGAGGTTAAAGCATATTGCCGAGAACGAGGTAACAACGTAGACCCAAACGCCTTTGTTGATTTCTACTCGGCAAAAGGGTGGCGGGTCGGCAACCAACCCATGAAGGACTGGAAAGCGTGCGTTAGGACTTGGGAGCGGCGCGATCAGAAAGAGCCGCCCAAAAAGAAAGTCGGCTTTTCCAACTACGAGAGCCAACGGCAATACAGCGACGATCAGTTTAGAGCAATCGAAAGGATGATGCGACGATGATAGAGCTAGTTTTAGCAGGGTTGTTACTGGCAACCGGCACGACGTCCGACGCATTAGCCGTTCAGAGCGCGCAGGAGGCCGTAGAAGCCCCCTCAATGGTCGAAGCCGAGGAAATACCCGCCGAGGAAGTAAACACGGCTGAAACCGCCCCACAGACGGCCTACTACGGCTCGTGCCGTATAACGTTCTATTGTTCATGCAGTCAGTGTTGCGGACAATGGGCAGGCGGGGCGACCGCAAGCGGGGCGATGCCTACACCGAATCACACCGTTGCAAACGGTTCTTTACCCTTCGGCACAAAGGTAATCATCGATGGGCAAGAGTACGTTGTCGAGGATAGAGGCGTTGACGGTGACCAATTTGATATATTCGTCAGCGATCACCAAGAGGCGTTAGAGAGGGGGCTTTATTATGCAGACGTCTACCTCGTCAATTAGCGGCAAAGCCCCATATTGTCACGCAAGTGGCGCGTGTTTTGCCAAGAGGGAAAGCGTCAAGAATGACGGCATGATATGCGTAGCGCTAAATGCGACTTACAGATGGGGCGAGAGTTGCCCGTTTCAAAAAGAGCGGCGCGAGATCACAAAGGGTGTTGAGTATCCACTCGATTTACACTATGGGGAGGGGCGATGATAGAGTGCGGATTTTATCACGGGGATTGCATGGACTATCTAAAAGAGCTACCAGACAAGAGCATCGACCTTGCAATCGTTGACCCGCCATACGGCGACGCTCTCCAGAATGGGGGGGGTACTGGAACAGATTTGGTGAGCGGTTCGATCGGTATAAGCAGGGGGGGGGGTGGCATGGCAAACAGAAATACCACCTCGGTACACAGACAGGGAGCGAATTGCAGAAAGCCCGACGGGACATGGGGTTACCCGAACCGGCGGGGGATGGTCTCAGAGGTACGACCCGACAAAAAAATCATAGCGTGGGACGTAGCGCCGAAACAGGAATATTTTGAAGAGCTGTTTCGCGTCTCACGAAACCAGATTATATGGGGCGGGAATTATTTTGCACTACCGCCGACAAGGTGTTTTCTGGTATGGCGCAAACTTACGATCAGCGAGTCGTTTTCAATGGCGATGGCGGAATATGCGTGGACAAGTTTTAACGGAAACGCGAAAGTGTTTGAACACGTGCCGCAGGATAACACCGGCGCACGGTTTCATCCGACTCAAAAGCCCGTGGAGCTTTACAAGTGGATTTTAAAGAACTACGCGAAAGAGGGTGATTTGATATTAGACACACACGTAGGTAGCGCATCAAGCCTCGTGGCGTGCCGTGAAATGGGTTTTAAGTACATCGGATTTGAGATAGACGACGACTATTACAGGATGGCAAAAGAGCGGCTAGACGCCGCCGAGGCACAGGTTAATATTTTTGATTTTATGTGAGGGTGACACATGGCAAGGAAAGTTGAGATAGACCGAGAGAGGTTAAGGAGAGCGTTAGAGAAAAGGGGTTACAGCTTCGTTAAGGCGTCAAAAGAAATGGGCTTCAGTGATAGTTATTTGAATACTGTAACAAAAGATGGAGATTTAGCCCTGCACGCCATTAGAAGCCTTGAAGCGACGTTCCACATCAAGCCCGAGGAATACGCACCGGCGGACGCTACACCGGCGGATGTGGCGCAGAATGAGTGGGCGCGGGTGTTTGCGATCTTGATAAAACGCACAGAGCCTAATGAGCTTAAAGAGCTTATCAAAAAGGCCGTGCGGGAGGTACTGAATGAGTAAGCACTGGACAAAAGAGGAATTGGAAATGCTCGACAAGCTATCAGCGGAGGCGGTCGCACAGATTACGGGGCGGTCTGTGCAGGCCGTCAAGGCCAAGGCAAAGCAAAAGACACCGCTAAAGGCGTGGGAGCGGGTCTGCCCGATATGCGGTAAGGTGTTCCATATGACGTCTGAGGAATGGGTCTACAAGGCTTACGTTAACGGGCATTTAAAGAAGGTCTGCTCGTGGCACTGTATGAGGGGCAAGCGATGACCAACAAAGATAAAAAAGAGATTTTGAACAGCTACCGCGCGCTCGATCATCAAGAGCGGCTTTTGTCTGAGGTGATAGAGTACACGCGCGAACGGTACTTGGCACACTCACCAAACTATGACGGTATGCCGCACGGGGGAACACAAAAAGACCTATCCGACTATGCCGCAAAGGTTGACGGGCTGTTAACTGAGCTTTACGACGTGATGGACAAGAAGCATGACGCTTTACGGACAATCACAGCGGCGATTGAAGCCCTGCCGACTGAGGGCGAAAAACTATTGTTAAGACTGAGGTACATTAAGCACCTCAAGTGGGAGGCGGTAGCGTTGGAAATGGAACTGCCGGTGAGAAGGGTCTACTACTTACACGGCACGGCATTAAGTCATTTCATGGAGGGCAAAGATGACGGCTGACGGCATAGACCACGGGGCACACGTGATAGTGGACTGCTTCGAGGCGGTTATTGAGAAATACGCCGACGGCTTTATTAATTGCCCGATCATCTGGAGCGGCGGAACGTGCCAAGAGTGCTTTGACATTTGGAAACGGAGGAAACATGACGGACGACACAGCGGTGGACGTAGCGATCTGCTACACGACGCAAAAACCAGTTGACGATGCACCTTGCCCGCGCGGCCTTGATGAGTGCGAGGGCGAGGCGTGTGAGGAGTATTTTATAGCTTATTCGGGGTGAGGACATGGCAACGCGGACAATAGCAGAATTAAAACAGCTTCAAGCCTTGCCGCTTGAGGTGAAAGTTAAAAAGACCGAATTAAGAATAAAAGAATGGGTTGAGGCGTTCGGCCTTGATGGGGTCTATGTTTCGTTTTCTGGTGGCAAAGATTCAACTGTACTGTTGACGATCTGCCGCAATCTCTATCCCGACATTAAAGCCGTCTTTGTCGACACCGGCCTTGAGTTCCCAGAGATTAGGGACTTTGTACGGACATGGGACAATGTCGAATGGTTAAAGCCGAAAATGAACTTTAAAAAGGTCATTGAGACATACGGCTATCCTTTTATTTCAAAAGATGTGTCGCAACAAGTTTATGAGGTTCGTTATTACGGGCGCGAACGGGCGATATGGGCGCTCGGCAAATTCGACCCGAACAGCGAATACAATAAAAGATACAATGGCGCGTACTCCATTGAAAAATATGCGTTTCTGATTAATGAGAAAGACGCGCCCATGATATCACATAAGTGTTGTGCTGTGATGAAGAAAAGCCCGACAAAGGGATACGAAAAGGAAACGGGGCGAAGGCCGTTAATTGGGATGTTAGCCGAAGAAAGCAGGCTGAGGGAATCGAAATGGTTAAAGGAAGGATGCAACGCTTTCGAGAACAAACGCCCAACAAGTAACCCCATGTCATTCTGGACAGATCAAGATGTTTTACATTACATCAAGAAGAACAATATAAAATTGGCATCTATTTATGGGTCTATTGTTTATGAGGACGCCGACGGCCTGCAATATGACGAACCTTTGTTCATTAACGACATGAAGCTAACGACGACTGGATGCAAGCGCACAGGGTGTATGTTTTGCGGTTTTGGCTGTCAGAGAGAAAAGCCCGGTGAAGGACGATTCGAGCAAATGAAAAAGACACACCCCCGGCAATATGAATACATTATGAAACCGTGGGAAGAAGGCGGTCTGGATTATAAGAGCGTTATTGATTGGATTAACGAACACGGCAATCTAAACATCAGATATTGAGGTGATAACATGAGCGATCTAATCAGCAGAGATGCGGCACTGGAAGTTATCAACGGCATTGATTCTTATTTTGCAAAATACATTGACGCTATACCTGCCGCTGATGTGGTAGAGGTGGTGAGGTGCAAGGACTGCAAACATTATCAATTTGCAGACAACAGAGCATTTGGGATGCCTGTCAAAATGTGTACGTGGTTCGGATTTGAGGATGTTGACAATGACGATTTTTGCAGTAGGGGAGAAAGGAGAACCGATGAGTGATTGGGTTGGAATATTTATTATTTTAATATCGTTATTTTTTGGAGGATTTGCGCTTGGAGTTAAGTGGGGAGAAAACCGATGAATAAGGACACCATATACAGGCAGGCGGCGATTGAGGCACTGAAAACAGACGCGAGTTTTGTAATGTTTGACGATCACGGTAATTATACCGCGGACGGGCTGAGAATCCTTGAAGTTTTAACCGCCTTGCCATCCGTACAGCCAGAGAGAGATACGCCTATAAAGCCAATCGAGACAACTGACAGGGCATGGGGGATTCCACATCGGCAAGCTGTCTGCCCTAAATGTGATTACTATCTTGGACACGTTGCGTTTTTGGGAGACTACAAGGGCAAGCGCATCACCTATTGCGAGACCTGCGGACAGGCGATTGACTGGGAAGGATGGGATTTTGATGAGTGATTTAATTAGCAGACAGGCGGCGATTGATGCGCTTTGTGATGACTATTGTTCCGGGCATCATGACTGCAAGCGTTATCCGAAGTGTGAAAATCTGAGAGCGATTCAAAAACTGCCATCCGCACAGTCAGACAAAACTTATGAGCAAGGGTGGAAAGACGGTCGCGAAGCACTGAGAAAGGAGATATGGGAATATGGGCGAGACAGACTTAATTAGCAGACAAGAGGCGATTGATGAGTTGATAGCTATGCGAGAACACATAGATTCAGGAATGAGCGTTATCGGTTGCACAGCTTATGAGATGGCAATAGAGGCTTTACGTGAGCCAGAGCGCGCGACGGGGAAATGGATGCATGATAAAGATGATGAGCTATTTTCTGGATATTGCTCGTGCTGTGGTTGGGAGTCGGTTATCTGTGAAACGGATGTTGCTGATATGCCGTATTGCCCAAACTGCGGCGCATATATGAGAGGAGAACAGGAATGAGCATAACGGATGATCATCGAAATATCATAAACGAGTATGCTGACAGAATTAAGACAGCATGTACGGAATCAGAGCAGAGAGATATTGCTGTGGCATTACTTGCCCATGTTGCATATCTACTCGGAAGAGAATCACTGAGGAACGAAGGAGAACAGGAATGATTCATGAGCTTAAAATAATTCCAGAATATTTCGATGCAGTACGTTCAAGAGAAAAAACATTTGAATTGCGAAAGAATGACAGGGGATTTAAGGTCGGAGATTATCTGCATTTAAAAGAATGGGATGGTGAAAAATACACAGGGCGGGAGGTGACGAGATATGTTAATTACATCTTGTATGATTGGACGGGAGGTTTACAGGATGGATGGTGCATTATGAATTTAAAAATAAGTCACATTAAAGCAACGTTAGATTAAGCGAGAGGGGGAACAGGAATGAAAGTAAGAGAAGCGATCGGTCAACTTTCCTACGGGACGGCATATGAGATTCGGGGCTCGCACAGTGGGAAAATTTATCATCGGTCATACATAAACAGCAGTAAGAATCTTGATAAGTATGCCGACATGGAAGTGACGGAAACACCGTACTACTCAAAAATGATTCTGCGGGGCGAAGGAGGGTCAAACGAGTGGTGCAACGCAATAATCGGAATATGGATGCACGATTATGATCTGACAAAGGCGAGGTGATGACCATGAGAATGATTGATGCAGACGAATTGCTAATGTTGATTGACAACCACGACAACATGGTACTTGAAGATGTCGATAGTAGCTGTCTTAAAGATGTTTACAAAATGGCTCATGTGCATATCAAAGACCTTATCAAAATGATGCCGATTATCGAGCAAAAGACGGGCATCTGGATACGATCCGAACGGGGCTACACCTGCAACCGGTGCGGAAAGACTCACCTTCTGAGGACGGCTTACTGCCCATCATGCGGCGCTGAGATGGACTGCTAAGGAGGTGGGGACAATGTTGTCATTATCACATGCTATTGTTATCGGATGTGCGCTTATAGCTTTTGGCCTTATGGTTAATGGTTGGAGGTGATCGAGTGAAAGATTGGCGCAAGGAATTAGCCGACCAGATAAGGGCGGCGGCTGACAGCATTTACAGAGAGGCCGACCGGCTTGCAGATCAGCCCGACTTTATGACGGCGGACTCGTTCGAGATCGACATTGAGTTTAAACCGGGTACGTTTCCATTTTACACAGTGCGGCATGAGCATTTTGTACCGAAAGCGGGGTGGAATAAATGATTTATCTTTACGGCATGAAAGAAAGAGGAGCAAGCCCCGGAGCGCAACCTAAAGAGGGGTTAGTTGGTATCAGAGAGGATGGGACGGCAGTATATTACAACATCATCGGGTATGATCGGATATTGAGCGACAAAGAGGAGCGTGACTATTCTTTAGATTGGTTAGGGGGTGTCCACGAATGGCGTTACAAGTAGGGGATAAAGCTATATGGCGTCCGTGGTCGCGATCTGATGAAAAACACCCGTGGTATGGTCACACAGTGACGATCAGACAAACGCCGTCGAGCCAATACGCGCCGTTGTATCAATTTAGTGTGGACGACGCGCCGAGTGTCAACAACCCGAGAGCGTTTTGGTTCTGGGACGATGAAAAGAGGTTAGAGCCGGTCATTTGACCGGCTTTTATTTTTTTCAAAAATTGCATTTTCCTTATTGACATACCACTCATTGAGTGGTAATATAATATCAGAGTTAATCATAACACACACCGAAAGGGGAGAAGAAAATGAAGTTCACACTTGAGAAGGTCGGCAACATGGTTTATCTGGTAGGCGAGGGCGATATAATTTTTAAAGCATGGATGGCGGATGAGTTCACGGAGCGCAAGTTAAACAACGCACTTAAGAGAATCAGTAACGACCTCGGACGCGAAATCGTGCCGGTGAGAAAATTCTAAAACACACACAGATGACCGGCGGCAACTGCCGCCGGGGAAAGGGGTAAAAGATGATGAAAGATAAGACGGTTGAACGGTTCAAGATTGGCGACGGTATTAGGCTTTACGGGTTTGACGGCACGGTGGTAGCGATTGACCATCAAGTACGCGACGAAATCGGGATGGACGGCGACAAGACAGGCAACAAGGTTGATTGCACATACTTGCAAGTAAGTTTTGACGATCCTGAAACGGTCGGATACCAGTACAACAACGGTTGGTATGGCGGACTTAACGGTGTTGTTGCTTACGGGTTCTTTGAAAGATAGGAAATCAAACGCCGCCGCCGGTCGGCTAATACCGGCAGAAAGGGGTTTACAATGACGATCACACGCGAACAGGTGGCAAGGTGCTACACCGAGTTAGAACGCAGGCTCAACCTTGCGGCGGACGTCTTGAGCGAGAAAGAGGCGCACGATATGCGCGCCGATATGGCGCAGGCGCTTTACGGGTGTCTTATGACGCTTGCGGGAAACTGGCCAGAGGTGCGGGCGATGTGCGACAGAGAGGAAGAAGAAAGGGGGTGGAGCTGATGACAGCAAAAGAGATTAGAGAACTAACAGGACTAAGCCGGGCGGCGTTCTGCCGCCAGTACGGCATCCCACTAAGGACGATGGAAAACTACGAAGCCGGGACGCGTGAAGCGCCGGCGTGGGTTCTGTCACTGTTAGATAGGGTTGTTAAAGCGGATACAGGAAAAGAGAGCGGCAAAGAATAGCCGCTCTTATTTTGTCAAAAAATGCAGTTAATGTGTTGTGATATACTATAGTCGGCTTAATAGATAAGCCAAACCTCTTTCGCTCATGCCGTGTGATGCTCACCCCGTCACGCGGCATTTGCTTTGTCATCCATCATTTATTTGCTCCTTTTTAATGGGCGGCAGGGGCTAGTCCTTCACCCTGCCGCCTAAAGGACGAGTGTTAGATGATACATAGATAGAGATAAGGGTATACAACAAATGGCAACGCCGCGAAAGCTAAGACCCGACCAGATAGGCGCGCACCGTGTCGCGTATGAGAAAAACAAGCGAAAGATATTACTTACCCAAGACACCTGCGCCATATGCGGTCAGCCGGTAGACAAGACTTTAAAATACCCACACCCTCTTAGCCCCACGGTAGACCATATAATACCCGTGGCACGCGGGGGTCATCCGTCGAGTATAGATAACTTACAGCTTGCACACTTTACTTGCAACCGTCAGAAGTGGGACAAGATCGTAGACAGCAAACCAGTTGAGCAACACAAAGACGTGATCAGCAACCGGGTGTTACCTCAGTCGATGGACTGGACGGCCTACAAGGGTTAGCGGTCAAGAGGAAACAATAAAAAAGAGTTAATAGAGGGGGTACGGGGTACGGCCTCGTAAATAACCAAAAAACACAATGACTAAGTGCGGTCACTGGTTGTGATAGGGGGGATACCACCCCGCCACGGCCTCGCCCAGAGATTCCCGCCGTTACTCAACAAATATTTCGGAGATCATATAGGATTGGTATAGCATGAGCCTTGACAGTTTAAAGCGAAAATTGGAATACAAGCGTTATAGGGTAGACGTGCGCTACAAGTTCTACGAAATGAAAAACTACGCGCGCGATCTCGGCATTAGCACGCCGCCTAACTTGATGTGGCTTAACTCCGCGTTAGGGTGGAACGCTAAAGCGGTCGACAGTCTGGCGGATAGATTGCAATTTGTCGGTTTTAGGTCTGATACGGACTTTTTTAGAGTTGACCAGATATTTAAGCTCAACAATCCCGACGTGCTTGCATATTCCGCCATTAACGGGGCGTTGATTGCGTCCTGCTCGTTTATCTACATTTCAGAGGTCGACAACTACCCGCGCTTGCAGGTCATCGACGGCGGCAACGCTACGGGGGACATAGACCCGACCACGGGACTTCTCAATGAGGGCTATGCGGTCTTAGAGCGGGACGAAAGCGGTAACCCGTTAACGGAGGCTTATTTTACGGCTGATAGCCCAGCGATTTACAGCGATGGTCAGTTGGTGCAGGAGATCCCGAACCCCGCGCGCTATCCGCTTTTAGTGCCGGTCATTTTCCGACCAGACGCAAAAAGGCCGTTTGGTCATTCGAGGATAAGCCGCGCTTGTATGGCTTATACCAGTGCCGCGCTGAGAACGTTAAAGCGGTCTGAGGTAAGCGCGGAGTTTTTCTCATTCCCGCAAAGGTACGTCACAGGCTTAGACCAAGACCATGACAAACTGGACAAGTGGAAGGCTACCATGTCGAGCCTCTTGTCATTTGAGATAAGCGAGGATGGCACAGACCACGTTAAACTAGGTCAGTTCGCTCAACAGAGCATGACGCCGCATATTGACCAATTAAAAATGTTTGCGTCGCTCTTTGCCGGGGAGACGGGCTTAACACTTGACGACTTGGGTTTTGCAACCGCGAACCCGTCAAGCGCGGAGGCCATCAAGGCCGCACACGAAAATCTGAGACTTACCGCACGACGCGCGCAGGTGTCCTTCGGGGCGGCTTTCCTCAATGCGGGGTTAGTTGCCGCGTCGGTGCGTGACCGTCAACCGTATTTACGTTATCAGCTCTACGAGACCGTGCCTGTTTGGCGTCCGCTCTTTGAGCCAGATGCGTCTATGCTTGGGGCTATCGGTGACGGTCTTAGCAAATTGCAGGTGGCTTTCCCAGACGCGATCACGCGGGAGACCTTAACTGAGTTAGTGGGGTTCTAAATGGATGTAGCGCCAGAATTATTAGAGCAAATAGAACGAGCATTTAACCGTCGCTATCAAAACAATAAGCGCATCGACTCCCTTTTGATTAAGATGTCATCTGGGGCGGCTACACAAGCCCATATACACGATTACGCACTGGAGACGGGTAAATGCTTAAGGGACGCTCTAAAGTCCGTTTTAGGGCCGTCAGCGTTGCCAGACGGCACACTATACTACAACATAGCCAACAGGACGATTAAACCGGCACTAGAGCGCAATCATGTTAGGATAGTTGACTACGCCGCCGAGGTGCAAGAGGCGCTATATGGCGCGGACGGTATCGGGCTTGGAGCGGTGCGCCCAGACTTTGCGACGGACAGAGCCGACGGTTTGATTGATAAGGTCAGCGGACTGACAGCGGAAGAAGCCGCGCCGTGGCTAGATGAGCCGCTATTGAACTTTTGCGAGAAAGTAGCAGACGACTTTATTTTTACTAATGCCCACGCGATGTATAGCGCGGGTTTTGACGTCACAGTGTCGCGCCGCACGTCATCACACGCCAAGATCGTGCCGAAAGGGCGCAAAACGGGCTATGAAATACCATGCAAATGGTGCGAGGGCTTACAGGGCGATTACGACTATTACGAGGTCTACGGCAAAGGGGACGATGTGTGGCGACGTCATACGGGTTGCCGGTGTTTAATTACGTTTCATCAAGACAGCCGCGCGGTTAACGTCAATAGGCAAGTCGAATTGACAACGCCAGAGGAGCTGATTGAAAGACTAAAATACAACACGGAGATTTATAGAGGGTGAGAATAGGACGGCAGACGCCGACGCGCTCGTTGATTCTGCCGTACAAAGAGACAAAGGGCGTTGAGGCGATAGAGATTTACAACCGCTCAAAGACGCGCACCGCGATGGAGTGGCAAGAGTTGTTGACCGCCGACATAATGGCGGTTAATGACGACGGGCTATGGACGCATCTTAGATTCGGCTATAGCTTACCGCGCCGAAACGGCAAAAATGAGGTCTTAGCGATCCGCGAATTATGGGGGCTTGAGAACGGGGAGCAGATGTTGCACACCGCGCACAAGACCACGACCTCGCACACCGCATGGACGCGTCTTTGCCAGATATTGAGTGAGGCGGGATATGTTGAGGTGGGACGCGATAAAAAGGGCGTGTCGCACCCGGAGAACGCCTACAAGGCCACAAAACAGTTTGGCTTAGAGACTATCACCCTATTACGGACAGGCGGCTCTATCAGCTTTAGAACGCGTACAGACAGCGGCGGACTCGGTGAGGGCTATGACCTGTTAGTCATTGATGAGGCGCAAGAGTACACTGTCGAGCAAGAATCAACACTAATTTACACCGTATCCGCGTCGGACAATCCGCAGACCATTTTATGCGGCACACCGCCGACAATGGTTAGCGCCGGTACGGTCTTTACCGATATGCGCGATGAGGTTTTAGGCGCTGAGACGGAAGATTGTGGTTGGGCTGAGTGGGGCATAGACGAAGAACCGCAAGAGTTAGATGACGTCGACCTATGGTATGAGACTAACCCGTCAATGGGGTTAAAGCTCAAAGAGAGGGTTGTTAGGCAAGAGCTAAGAAAAGATAAATTAGATTTTACCATTCAAAGGCTCGGCTACTGGTTTAAGTATAGCCTTAAGTCGGTAATCAGCACCCAAGAGTGGGCCGATTGCAAGGTTGACAAGTTGCCAGACCTTGCAGGGCCAATGGCGGTCGGTATCAAGTACGGTAGAGACGGGCTTAACGTCTCCATGTCGATTGCGTGCCGCACTTGGGACAATAAAATCTTTGTCGAGGCCATTGACTGCCGCCCGATCAGCGCGGGCAACTCATGGATTTTGTCGTTTTTGAGGGCGGCGACCTATTCAAGCGTAACGATAGACGGCAACGGCGCAAAAGAGTTAGCTGAGGAGATGAAAGACGTCGGGTTAAAAAAACCGATCTATGCGACTACGGCGGAATTTGTCAGCGCAAACGCCATGTTTGTACAGGCACTAGCAGATAAACAGATAAGCCACGCCGGCCAACCGTCACTAGACCAGAGTGTAACAAACGTCGAAAAGAGGACGATAGGCACGCAGGGCGGCTACGGCTTTAGGTCGTTAAAAGATGGCGTGGATGTGACTTTGCTAGACTCAGCTATTTTAGCTTTATACCAGTGTAC